GCACTGGCTTTATCCCCATAAACTCCGTTACAATGAATGTTAATGTTGTTGTAGGGAGTTTTACTCAATCCCATCATATCAAATATCTTACCATGTAGTTCCAAATCGGAAATTGCATTCTCTACAACGGTAGCATTGGGAGAAGTAAGTACAACAAACGGGCCCGGATGTGAGTTTACACGAATACCATTTGCTGTTGCGTAATCACCTGCCTCCTTTAGAGCAGCTTTAATCTCTTTGTAGTCTTTAAGTTGTGTAAGGTCTAATTTATCACCCCACGGAACGATTGCAGAAGATAATCGGAATAGATTGATACGATTTTCTTTGTTCCACTTTAAGATTTTGATAATATCTCTTGCATTTAAGAGTGTCAATTCGGACACATAATCTAATCCTCTGGCATTTAAGGTTTTTTTAACCATTGAACGATTAGTGCTGACTTTTTTGCCTAAAGTCATATTGATACATGCATATCCTATATTCATAATTTAAGGTTTATACTCAAATATACGAAAAATAAACTAATTTAACAAATTTATTAAGAGTAAGTGTAACCGCCACTGTTTGAGTCAAATTGTGCTACCGGTTTTTGTGGTATTTGTGGAGTTTCCGGTTCATTTTGTTGATTATTTTCAACAATGGTCGTATTTTCTTCAGAATTGGGTGATTTTTTTCCATCATCACCATAAATTTCGTAATTTTTTTCCACTATATCAGGGGTGTCCTCATCTTTTTTGGAAATAAGTCCATTGAATGCGATTACCAGAGCGATTGCAAGTGGGTCAAACACAATTACAATTAAAAATATGAAAAATTTGACTACGGTATTAAGGTCTACACCAAATGCTTCGGCAACAAAACGAAATCCACCAACTTCTCTTTCAAGTCCAATGTTATTCGTTTTAATTTGATTGATTTTTTCGTTAAATACCACCACACTATCTTGCAAAACGCTGATTTTGTCCTGCAATTTACCGATTTGAGCATCTCTGTTATCAATCGAGCGTAAAGTTCGGCTATTCACTCTACCATCTCCGATAATTCTACCCTGATTTTGATTAAGTTCTGTGATTTGACGTGTTAATTGTCCGATTTGTGCTGTGTCCTGAACGATTTTATTGTTCCAAACCTGAATTTCTCTATCTACTTGTTGTAGTTGTAGGTTTTGTTGTTGGAATGCGTTGGAAAGATAACCAAAAATACCCGCGGAAGTAATGACCATTAGTATTGCAACTGATAAAGTAAGGTATATTTTGTTAAATCCCCAACCTTTACTCCATGTTTGTTTAAGATATGTAGCAGCAACAAGTTTAGCGAACTCTAATGAGCCCGCCATTATCATTACAGCAGCAGATGCACCGCTAAATAATATACCTAACCCCGTTACGGAGAAGTAAGCAGCACATCCTGCTATAGCGATAGCAGATATTCCTACTAAGTATTTTAACCAATTCATTAGTCACGTTCGATAGAAACTAAATCAGTTAGTTGCTCTCTAATTTTTTTAGTTTGACTGATTAGCTGGTCAACCTGGTCGGCCGACATTCTCATAGAACCGTTAGCCACATTCTCAATCAATCTAATTTTTCCCTCAAGGGCTTCTAATAACCCTAAAACTTTTTGTTTGTAAATCATATAAATATATATTTTGAAAATAAAAAATGGTGAAGTTTTTACACTTCACCATAATTTACTAATAATAACCGAAATTACCAATTAAAATTTAATAGATAATTTTTTTGGTTTTAATTCCTCTCGTTTACTAATGGTAACCAGAAGAACACCATTTTTGATTTCCGCCTTTGCGGTAGACCCATCATATTGTTCGGGAATGTAATGAATTAGGTCGAAATCTTGTGAAACATACTTTAACAACGAACCATCGTGTTTTGTTTCGGCTTTAACTTGGATTTTGTCCTCCCATAATTGTACATCTACATTTTTAGGTTCGTGTCCTGCTACGGTACACGCCAAATGTAATTCGCCATCAATCTCCTTTGCTACCATTCTTTTTGATAGCTTAATGTCGTTCTTTTTAAGAATTTCTTCGAATAAAAAATCAAAGCTTGTTTGATACATAATACTATAAATTTTTAGTTAAAAAATAAAATTACACTCTATATTATACAATTACTATACCAATCGAGTAGTTATGAAAAAAAGTCATACAGAATTGACAAATTGTCTTACATTAAATTATCTTGCGATTCAATTACGGCACTCATTTGGTCTGCCCAATGCATTACATATGGAATTTTGAATGGCATGCGTTTAGTTGGGTCAAATACTTTTAGATATTTTTCATTATCTTCATCGTATAAACCATCGGTAAGCTTAATACCGAAGTATTCGCTTTCTGTAATCTTAATTCCATAGTCTTGTAGAGTAAATAGAGTTCTATCAGTCAATGTCATATATACATTGTTAGTATTTCTCTTAAAATAATCTCCTTTATTTTTAATATGCCATTCGGAATCATTTGGAACATAATGCGGCTCACCTTTCTTTCCCAACTTACCTAAATCGTGGTGTAGTGCGCAAAATATAAGCTCTTCATCTGTAAAATCCGCAACTCCGCCTAATTCTACAAACATATTTTTCACTTTGAGTGCGTTTTTACAAACATTAAAAATGTGGTCTATATAGCCTCCAATATAGCAATTATGATAACCAACATTACCACTAGCCGGCGCTAATGTAAGATTAGCACCTAATTCACCTTCGGAATACATAACCAGTAATCGTTCTAATCTTTCGCCTGTAAAGTATTTTTTAAGGATTGTTATAAACTTATCGTAATTTGCTACTAATTCTTTTTCCGACTTGTTTTTTATTTGTTTCATATTTTAAGTTTTATACTCAAATATACGAAAAATTTTCCGAATTGCAAAATTACATAAGTACGATACTCTTTTTGGTAAGTATATTGTAAAGTATTTCTACTTCCTCCTCCGAAGTCAATTCCGGTAAATCTTCATCGAATAAACGCATGGTGAATATCGGATTACCCGCATCATCGGTAAACTCATCTGATTCGGAACTGAACAGAGCAGGGACTGATTCTATATCCTCTATCTCACGTTCATCGACATCTATGAGAGGTACAATGTAGTAATGAAACTTATCATCCTCTTCGGTGACATCTATTTTATGAGCTTTCCATTTATCAAAGCTCTTATCTGTAATTGGTGTTTGTGGTACTATAATCATAACATTTCATTTTCTACATCTCGCCATTTATCCAATGGACATACTCCTTTACTTTTAAGATGAGATTTTGCTATCATATTCCCACAACCACATACTTCACAACGCCATTGTAGCATATTCTCATGTTCCCATTCGATTTTATGAGGACATATATTACAAATTTCTAATCTTTTAGATGATAGTATTCTTTGCTCAATGTCCGGATTTAATGAGTTCATTACCCATTTAATAGTATCTTGAATATCCATAAAATTATTGTTTTCCATCAATCTCATCCCATTTTCCCAAAGGGCAGGCTCCAACTCTTGGCGAATGTATTTTTGCCTCAATCGGACACCCACACTCTCCACAAACGGCAAAGAAGTTTAATCCGCTTATTGTTTCCTTTTTAGATGGACATTTTTTACAAATCAGTAATCGCTTATCGGCAAGTATCTTTTGTTCATCTGTTGGATTCCATTTAGTGCGCCAAGCCGTTACTATTTCTCTTAATTTATTCATAACTTCCGTTTTAATTCTACTATTCGTTTACATAATTCATATAACTCTCTATCAATACACCTCTCATACAGCCAATCTAAAAACATTCCGTATTCACTCTTAACGATTGTTACATATACAGGTAATCGCTGATACTTACATAGAGCAAGTTCTTTTGCACTACGATTGGATTTGAAATTATCTATCGTTGAAAATAAGGTATCTAATTGGTCATCTGTAAACCCGATACGGTCGATGGCATCTTTCCAATTCCAACTTATCCATGCGCTTTCAATCTTATCTAAAACCTTTATATTCATAACATTTTCAAATATACAAAAAATAATCCAATATACCAAAGGGGGTTGGGGGTGTTTTAAGAAAAAAATTTCTCCCCTCGTCGTTAAGCGGTTATTTCTATTGATAGGTTATTGGTATTGAGCTCTTCCTCCACCTCTTTCATCATTGACACGCCCGTATTCGGTACCAGACCCATCATCATCGGATTTACCCGCTCTACCACCTCCGCCGCTTCCGGCCGGCCCTCTATCGCTTACTTGTGGTTTTTCTCCAGCCGTACTCAACTCTTTAATCGTAATCGCAAGTAATAATAATTCCGCCATTCTTTGTTCATTAGCCTTTACATAGGCAACCCACTCATCATCCGTAAATCCATTGGAAGCATTAGTATTCGGTAGTGTTCCGTAATACTTAACCAAGTCCAAGGCAATTGACCAAAACGGCCCATCTTTTATAGGAGGTGCGGATGGAAGGTTTGGAACTATCCGTGCTTTATTCACTACGCCAGGGTTCCATAGTATATTGATATTAACCGTACGATTTCCAATATATACATTTCGAGTACCCGCAGTCCTTGGGTTTAGTAATGTATCGGCCTCTACCGTTGAGAACCCGTAACCATTCCATTTTGCCTGCGCCTCCACCTTATTCGTAATAAACGATGGTAGTGGTGGAGCAGTGGATTTAGCCTTATCCTCATTAGATTTTTCTGCGGCCTTATCGGCTTGAGTACCGGTAGATGCCGCCAGTTCCGTTTCCTTAATGAGATATGTTTTAGATGAACGATACGGTTCGGTTGATGAGGCCACTTGCTCATATTCCTCGTGGACCAAACCATCGGGTATACGGGCTTCGTAGAATAATCGTTTGATAAGATTCAAGTCCTCTTGCCAACCCCGTTGACGTTCTTTTATACCCGATAGAAATTTCTTTAATCTATCCCTATCCAGCGTACCATCGGGTTGTTTGGTTTCTATTAAGAAGTTTTTTAAGTCGTAGTTCCCCCTTAACCCAAGACGAAATACTGAAAACTTATCAGCCGGTCTGGAGGATAGTGAGTCTAATGTGTAGTTTATTTGGTCCAAAAGTGGTCGGGGTATTCCGTCTATCTCCTCTGCTCCTTCATTCACATACACTACATCTCTTACTCCGGCGTTTGCGTTTTCTACATCGCGCGATTTTATTAACTCATCCACTTTGGCCATATCCAATACGATTACCGGAACGGTCTTACCAATTACGGTCTTTAATACCATGCCATTCTCTGCTACATCATAATGAGGGTTTCCGGATTTCTGTATATCCGAAAGCGTTTGTGGTGAAATCAAATACGCATCAAACCCTTGAAGAGTTAATTTCAAAACTATCCCATTTGCTCTCAATTGCGGAATCCAATTCACTGGCCTATCACCAAATACACCCGTAACCTTTGGGAGCCCTTCTTTCGCACTTATCTGCCAATCCCTTTCATCTACCCTATACCTTTGTGGGTTTACTCCAATAGGTTTAGTCCCTGATAAATCATCGGGTTTAGGTAGTGGAGGAAGTGGTGTTGGTATCGGTTTCTTAATAGTATCTGATACCTCTGGCGCCTGTTTGGGTTGGCCATCGGCTGGTGGGATTACTGGTGGTGAGGTTTGCTTTGGTGTTTCTATGGTTGCGTTGGATTGTTCAAACTTTTTTTGTAATTCCGTTTCCTGCTCTGGTGTAAACACACTACCGGTGAAATTAAAGTTACCCAGTCCAAAGTCTGTTGTACCAAAATCAAAATTCATTCCACTAAAGTCTAAACTACCTATCATTTCTTATTTCTTTCCAAGCGTTTTTGTATATTGTAACCTCTTTTGTTCTGCCATGTCTTTTCTTATTCATTTTCCATAACTTGTCTTGCAAGTCTCTATATCTACCACTTTCTATTGCTTTACTGATTATTAAGTTTATTTCAACTTCATCATCTAATTTCTTTAATGTTTCGGGTGTTTCCGTTTTAGTTTCTCTTTTCTCACTTACTGATGTATATGTGATATTATGTGCTATTCCAACCGAAACTCCGAATACCATCGATGCCTTTTCAAATACTTCTTGCTTTAACATACGATTTAATTTTATACTAATAAATATCTCTTAACTAAATTTATTTCCTTTCATTTGTCCGATAGGGTGTCAACCTATCTATCAAAAAA